TAATGTTAGACCATTAACTTTAATATTCTTTTCTGTAGCTTATGTTATAGGTTGGTTTTATGGTTTAGAATTGAACTCAATAACTGGCTTGTTATCTATTGTGATTGGAGGATACTTTGGTTCAAGGGGTGTGGAGAAGGTTTTTGGTGATAAGCTCCATAAGTAGTATTAAAAAATATATATTTGTATAAATAAGTAATAACCTTTAATTTTATAATATGGAAGAAGATTTGACTATTCGTAAATTGGCAAACAAAATTGCTACTGATTTTGCTCTAAGTGTTAAAGAGCGTACTGATATGATATTAGAATTAGATGCAATTCAATATACCAACCTGGGTATAGACTCTACCAAAGCTGAGAAAAAAAAAGTTAAGTCGGATAGCAAACATCTGTATCGCCAAATAAAAGGATTTAATGAGCATGATGGAAATTTACTGTTGAATCATTTAGATAGTTAAATGTGAATTTAATAGGGTATTATTTGGAAATGTGAATTCAATAGGCGTATATTTGTAACAAGAGTTTAATTCCCTATATTAATTCTTGTTTATCTTTGTTTAGAACTGGGAGTAGCTAAAAAGTTGCTCCTTTTTCTTCTACATATTTTGTCAGTTGGAAAAAATTATATATATTTGTCGATATGAAAACAATCAATGATAAGCTGGTGAATATTCAGGGGAGACTGAAAGCACCGAAGAATCAAAGAAACAGTTTCGGTAATTACAATTACAGGAGCTGTGAGGACATCTTAGAGGCGGTTAAACCATTACTACAAGAATTTAATTTATCGCTAACACTAGATGACGAAACCAAAGAAGCGGCAAGTATTCCGTATATTGAAGCTACAGCAACTCTTAGTGATGGCAAAGATAGTATTGCTAGGAAGGCACAGGCTGGAATAAACCCTAATAAAAAGGGTATGGATATAGCACAATCTTTTGGAGCATCTAGTAGTTATGCTAGAAAATATGCCCTTAATGGGTTGTTCCTTATTGATGATAATAAAGATGCCGATGCTACGAATGACCATAAAAGTGATAGTGGTAATTCTAAAGCATGGTTGAACAAGGGTACTCCCCAGTTTAACAATGCTAAGAAGGCAATCAAGAGTGGGCAATATACTATAAATAATATTAGAGATAAGTATAATGTCAGTAAAGAAGTAGCGGAATTGCTACAAAGTTAATTGTTTAATTTTTAATTATTTATTATGAGTAACGAGAAAAAAAGAGAGTATGTTGGAAAAGGTGTTAAGGCAGGTCAATTCGACCTAATTAACATCTCTATTGCTAAAAGTAAGCTAGAGCCCCATTGGTATGAGTATAATGGGGAACATTACATTAAGCTAACTGTTGGTGGGCTAAGAGAAACTGACCAGTATGGTAAAACCCATAGTGTTTGGATTAACGACTACAAGCCAGATAACAACAATAACAATAGTAGCAACAATGCTCCTAAGCAAACGGCAACCGATAGAAGTAGCGATTTACCGTTTTAATTAAACCAGGAGGTGGAGATTATATCAAAACCTCCTTTTTTTAACTAGATAAACAGATAATTATGGGACAATTTGTGAAAATAAATTTTGATGATATGGAAAAATACGACTTAAATAATAGCGAAGGTATGGTACTGGAGTATATTGATTCATTATGCAAAAACGGTAATAGGGAATACTGTTTTGCTAGTAATAAAACAATATCTAAAACCACTAAAATAAGTGAGAGAACTCTCTATAGAATACTATCTAAATTAGAGTCTAAAGGTCTTATTAAGAGAAAGACTAAATCTATTGGCAAAGAAGGTAAAGAACGCAGAATCTTTAGTAACCTTCCAAGTGCCAAAATGGCAGATATATATAGATAGTATTAACTATGTTATATAGATAGTACTAAGTATATAAATAAATAATACTAAGTATAATACAAAGATGATACAAGAATTTACAAATCTAGGGATTCAACTCAGGGGTAATTCACCTCAACAAAAAACTAAGTGTCCAAAATGTTCTCCAACTAGGAAGAACAAGTTAGATACTTCACTATCCGTTAATCTAAAGGATGGGGTTTTTAAGTGCCACCATTGTAATTGGCAAGGAAGAGTTGGTTCACTAACTAATAAAAATTATATGGAGAACAAGATTTATTCATTGCCTAGTCAAAATGTGTTGCAAACACTATCTGGAAAAGGTAAAGAATTCTTAAACTCAAGGGGTATAACAGATGAAGTTATTCGTGAGAATAATATTCAAAGCTCTAGCGATGGTAGTAAAATAGTTTTCCCATACTATAGGGAGGGAAAGTTAACTAACTATAAAACACGAGGTATAGATGGTAAGCAATTTACCCAGGCAAAAGATGCAGAGCCTATTGTATATAACTATGATAGTCTAGTTGGCAGTAAAGATATTGTTATAAGCGAAGGTGAAATAGATTCATTGAGCTGGGCAGTAGCTGGTGTTAAAACCCATACTTCTGTTAATATGGGAGCTCCTAATGTTCAGGATAAGAATATAGATAAGAAACTACAATGTATAGATAACTGTTATAGTGTGTTTGAAGATGCTAAAACAGTATATGTATCTGTAGATAACGATGATAACGGAAGATACCTCCAGAAGGAGCTTATTAGACGTATTGGAGTAGAAAAGTGTAAAATAGTCGATTTAAGCCCCTATAAGGATGCAAATGAGGTATTAGTACACGAAGGCATAGAAAGCCTCGTAGAGCGTCTTAAAAACGCTTCACAGCCCAAAATAGAAGGTGTCTTTGAAGTTAATGATATAAGGGACAGTTTAATAGATGGGTTTTATAATGGGGTTGAAAGAGGTACAACTACCTATATCCCTAGTATTGACAATGCTTGGACTTGGAGAATGGGAGAGGTTAACATCTGGACTGGGTATCAGAATGAAGGGAAGTCTTTGTTCTTGAATCAACTTTGCTGTTTAAAGTCGGCAATGGAAGGTTGGAAGTTTGCTTTCTTTACCCCAGAGAATATGCCAATGAATGATTTCTACAATGATATTGCTGAGATGTATATTGGTAAAAGTAGCGACCCTTACCACAAAGGTTCTCAGATGGAAATACAGGAATATAAAGAAGCACTTGATTTTATACAAAACCATTTCTATGTGATATATCCTAATAAGAACTTTCTACTAGAAACTGTATTGGCTAAGGCAAAACTATTGGTTAGACAGAAGGGAGTAAGGAGTTTGATAATTGACCCCTACAATACTATCCAACATAAAATGAGAATAGGCGAGAGGGAGGATTTATATATAAGTAGGTTTATGTCTGAGTTGAAAAGATTTGCAGTTGACAATGAAGTGGCAATTCATTTGGTAGCTCATCAATTAACACCTCGTAAAGGAGATGATGGTAAATATCCTAAACCAGATATTAATATGATAAAAGGTGGGGGAACGTTTGCTGATAAGGCTGACAACGTCATGTTTGTTTGGAGACCGAACAGGGCTATCAATTTCTCGGATAAATTTGTTACCTTTGGTTCACAGAAGATTAAGAAACAGAAATTAGTAGGGATTCCACAGGAAGTTGAACTCATTGAATTTAACATAAAGGAACAACGTTATTACTTTAATAATCAAACTCCTTTTACTAAAGTAGATGAAAAAAGAAGAAAAGAACGCAAAGTCCCTATCATTGCCCCTATATATAGCAAATCGGAGCAACCGTAGAAGATGGTTAACTATGAATAATTATAGAAATTGGCACTATCAAGTTAGCAACGATATTAAGCGTAGATTTAAATCAGAGATTACTCCTTTGCTAGATTTTAGATTCGATGGTAAGATTAAGATTGAGTATTTTTATTTTGCCCCTGATAAAAGAACTAGAGATTTAATGAATGTGATATCGGTAGTAGATAAGTTCTTTCAGGATGCTATGGTTGAGAATGGTTGTATTGAATCAGATGATTTGTCAACTGTGGTAGAAGTTAATTCTTGTTATATGGGGATAGATAGGGATAGCCCTAGATTAGATGTAATGATAACTAAATTATAAATTATGTATATACAGTTTTTTCCAGTTTATGGGTTGATGTTAGGTTTCAACTATTGGAACACAAATATGGATGAGTTTGAAGATGAGGGAGCTGAAGAAATAGAACATCTGTTTCAATTAATTATTGGCGTTATAGGAATATCAATCCATATATGGAGGAGCAAGTAATAAAAATATTAGGTGATAAGCACCAGGATTGGTTTTATATGGCTAAGTCGTTTGGAGTTAGTGATGAGGATGCCAATGAATTAGTTCAGCAAATGTACATAAGGATATGTGGGTATGTGAAAGATGTGAGTAAGATTATGTACAATGAGGAAGAGGTAAATACTTATTACGTTTATGTAACGTTGCGTAATTTGTATTTATCTAACTTCCATAAGGCAGGTAATAAAACTATCTATATAGATGATTTGCCTAAAGATGTAAGCGAGATGTATTCAGCTAGTAAAAGTGTTAATGACGAAAAGGAGCATTTTGATAGGGTAGTAGATAAGATTGAATCTATTGTAGATAAATGGTATTGGTATGATAAGAAAGTATTCAATATCCATTTTTACGATAAGATGTCAATGAGAAAGATAGCTAGGGAAACTAAAATAAGTTTAAGTTCAATATTCAATACTTTAAGTAATGGCAAAAAGAAAATCAAAGAAGGTGCAATCCAAGAATATAAAAAGTACCGAGACTCAAAAGACTAAAGCAACTGGGATTGGTGATACGGTTGAGGCTGTGTTCGAAGCTACTGGTATTAGCAAGGTAGCCAAGTTTGTGTTAGGAGACGACTGTAATTGTAGTGATAGGCGTGAGGTTCTCAATAAGATGTTTCCTTACCAAAAGCCTAACTGTTTAACTGAGGATGAGTATAAGTATCTAACCGATTACTTTTCTAATAGAGTAAGTAAGGTCTCCGGTAAAAAACAAGAAGAGCTAGTAGCTATATACAACAGAGTCTTTAATGATAAGGCACAAACAACTGGATGTAGCAGTTGCTTTCTAAACAACATCCATAAAAAACTAGAAAGAGTTTATAGAGAATATGAAGAGCCTAATAAGAAATAGTAAGCAAGTTAGCCAGTCTATAGACTTTACTGGGATTGAGAATAATAAAATCCATCCTACTGATATAGACTTTGTTCTTGAATTCGATAATGAGATATTGATTCTAGGGGAGGTTAAAAAGAAAGGCAATAAGCTACCAATAGGGCAAAGGCTAGTATTGGAACGTATGGTTGATAGATGGGGTAGTAAAGGAATTGCCTTGAAAGTAATCCACTCCCATCGAGATGACAATACTGATATACCCCTTAAAGATTGTTTTGTAGAAGCATACTATCTTGAGGGAAACTGGAAGTTGCTAGATAATCCCTACAGCTTAATAGACTTTGTTAATGGATTAGGAAACAAATGGAATAACAATAAATGTAGATTTTAATGGATAAAGACAGATGGACAATGGATTCAACATATTCCCATAATGAAATACCCAAAGACCCAATAGTAGAAAAGGTAATTCAAAAGATGAGAGCCAGGAGCAGAGATGGCATCATAAAATACGGCACTACTCTTTATGATAGTCCTGATGAATTCTATAGTTGGATAAACCACGCTCAAGAGGAAGCTATGGATTTTATACTATACCTTGAGAAAATAAAGCAACAGAAATGAAAGAAGTAAAACTAATTAAGATGCAGAACGACTTAAAGCTAACGCAAAAGGCATTAGCGGTTGCACTGTATAGAATAGAAAAAATAGAAGAACAATTAAAACCAAAAGAAGATGCCACTATTAAAACCGAAGAAGTACGAGACAAATAAAGATTTTATCCGCAGATGTATGGGGAATGCAAAGATGGGGGAGGAGTACTCTGATAGAGAACAACGTTACTCAGTTTGCCAAACAATCTGGAAAGATAACTTCACTCCAAAAAAATAATTAGACTTATTCTAGTTTATTAACATTTTATTATATATATTTGTTCCAAACAATAGATATATAGTATGAAGGTAATTAAGTTACTATTTAGGTTTCCCCAACTTATCCTTGTTTTTTTCCTACTTGGATTACTCTTCTTATTTGAAGGTATTGTTACGGTATTAACCAGTCCATTTCTATTCGTATTACAAGGAATCGAATGGGCAATTAAACAATTATTAACACTAATAAATTACAGTTATGGGGAAAACAAAAGAAATGTTTGAGAAACTAAACCACGAAGAGTCAGCAATAGAATTCTATAGCAGACTAACTCTACTAGAGGAGATGCGAGAGGAACTCGTAGACCCTAAAGTACCAGAGACAGTAAAGCGTATAATCATTAAAACTATCTTGGCATAATGGAAAATACAATAATGACACTTGATGGTGTATTTTGGAATAGGCAAGAAATCCTATCCCAGATGGTTGACGACAAGTTTTACTATAATTATCTTGGGCAGAATGCCTTGTCTAGCTCAGCTTGTAAGAAGCTCCTTGAATCACCACTTGCCTATAAAAATAGTTTAGGTGGGAGTTCGAATAGTGATAATCAAGCTTTAAGAGATGGATGGCTAGTTCATTGTAAATTATTAGAACCCGAGAAGTATGATAAACTTCACTTCGTTGATGTCCAGAGTAAAAACTCTAAGGCTTATAAATTAGCTGTTGAGGAGCATGGTCAAGCATTTACTGAGAAGGAGAAATATAATGCTGAACAGATGGCTAATGTGTTTCTTATGAATTCAAAGACATCTCACTATCTTAATGGAACTCGCACTGAAGTACCTGCTGTAGGGGAGATTGATGGGATTCCATTTAGAGCTAAGGCTGATATATTAGGAGGCAATTTTATTGTAGATTTAAAGACTTCTGGTAAAGGTGGGCTTCAGAAATTTAAGTGGAGTGCTAATAATTTCGGATATGATGTTCAATGTTATATTTATTGTGAATTATTTGGAATTAGTTATAAGGACTTCACTTTTGCTGTAATTGAAAAGGAGACTTATTTGATAGGGATGTTTGAATGCAGTAAGGAGTTCTACGAAAGAGGTAGGTATAAAACTGAGGAAGCTCTCCAGATATATAGAGACTTCTTTATAGATAAAAAGAAACGAGTGGAAGAATTTTATTTATACGATGTACTCTAGTAAAGAAGAATGTTATAGAGATATTTATGCCTCATTGTCATTGGGAATACTTAGTGATGATGAGGTTAGACATCTCTTGAATTATTACAAAGATATAGAATATTATGAATGTTGCCAGGGTATAGTAGAAGCATACGCTGACTTTAAAAAACCAAAAATAGAATGATAGATATAATACAAAGAAGAAAGGGATTCAAAAAACTAGCCAAAAAAATAGTTTCTGAATATTACAATATAGATATTAGTAAGCCAACTAGGCTAAGGGAATATATAGTTGCAAGGAGTATGTTTTATAAGTTGCTTAGAGATAATACTAGTATGACTTACCAGAATATTGCAGATACATTTAGCAAGAACCACGCAACTGTACTTCACTCTATAAATAACTTAGAGGGTATTATGGAGTATGACTATTCTACAAGGTCTGATTATTTATCAGTAAACAGTAGATTTAATGAGGCATTAGATAGAACGTATAATACCAATCTTGAAGAGCTAAATAAAGTAGTGGAAGAGTCTGAGCAATATTATATGTTGCTTGATGATTTGAATAAGCTCAAACAAAGGTATGATACCTTAACCTTAATCCACAGAGACCTTGTTGAATCAAATAGCTTACTTAACAACAATTATAAGAAGCTACAGGATAAATACAGGAAAAGAGAGGATTACTATAGCAGTAATGGATATATTATACAATAGTATGGAGGAAAAAGACAAACCAAATAAAGTAGATGGCAGGAAAAATAATGGTGCTGTCAAAGGTGTTTATAGAGGGCAGGGGAGACCTCCTAAGATTAAAGAGAAAGAGACAAATGCTTTAACTCTCAAGGCACTAAACAAAGCGTTTGGTAGTGAGGAAAAAGCCTGGGTTCATATTGCCAAGAAAGCCTCTGAAGGGAACTTCAACTACACTAAGATGTTGTGGGAATACCGTTATGGTAAACCAAAAGAGCAACAGGATATAAATGTAAATACTAATGTGAATATCCCAGTTGTGGATTTTGCTAAACCTAAAACAATAGATATTGACCATGAAGAAATCAAAAAAACAGATGAGGATAAATGATAGTAGTAAATTCCCAGATGATTTCTGGAATCATTACGTCAATCCAATACTAGGGTACTATTATAACCGAAAAGTAAATAAAAGCAAATTTGACTGATAGTAATTATATAGGATGTTATGGGGAAACCTTGTTCTTTGCCGAATGTATAAAGAGAGGGTTTTCAGTTAGCAAACCATTATTGGATTCAAGTCCCTATGATTGCATAGTCGACACCCATAGCAAATTATATAAAGTCCAGATTAAGTCAACTGGTAAAGCCCCATTAGAAGGTGATAGCAATATTAAAACTAATATTCAAAACAACAAACAAGAGTACCTAACCTCATTAGTGGATTACTTCGCAGTCTACTCTACTTATTATAATGGGTTCTTTGTGTTTAAGAATACTGGAGATTTACAGTCTATTCGGTTTAGTCTTAATGGCAAATGGAAGGATTGTTTTAACAATTATAAATTCGATAACAATGGAGAATAAAGAAGGAGTATTATTTCACCACACAATACAAGGAGACTATCTTCCTTGTTATAGTCCAGAATATTTAACTGAGAATGATTTATGGGGAACAAGATAGATTTAAACCCTAGATACCAAACGCTATTCAATAGTGATAGTAGATACTTTGTAATTACTGGAGGTCGAGGTTCTGGTAAATCATTTGCTGTAAATACATTCTTAGTACTTCTAACGTACGAACAGAATACAAAGACACTATTTACTCGTTATACAATGAGTAGTGCTTCTATGAGTATTATACCCGAGTTCATGGAGAAGATAGAACTGATGGGGGTAGCTGAATTCTTTACTATCACAAAGACTGAGATTACCAACAAGCTAACCAATAGTTCCATATACTTTAGTGGGATTAAAACTGCAAGTGGAGACCAGACTGCAAAGCTGAAGTCAATCCAAGGGGTAAATACTTTTGTATTAGATGAGGCTGAAGAGCTGAACGATGAGACTGGCTTTGATAAGATTGACTACTCCATTAGAAGTAAGGTTGCCAAGAATAGATGTATATTGATTCTAAACCCTACTACAAAAGAACATTGGATATATCAAAGGTTCTTCCAAAATAGAGGAATCCCAGATGGATTTAATGGCACTAAAGAAGGTGTAACCTATATCCACACAACTTACTTAGACAACGTTGACCACCTGTCTAAATCATTCGTTAACGAGATTGAAAAGATTAAGGAACGTAGACCTGAAAAATATGCCCATCAAATTATGGGGGGTTGGTTACAGAAAGCAGAGGGAGTTGTATTTACTGATTGGCAAATAGGACAATTCAATACTGAGATAGATTCAATATTCGCACTTGATTTCGGATTTGCTAGAGATGCTTCAGCCCTTGTAGAAATTTGCGTTGACAAAGAAAGGAAAATAATTTGGTTAAAGGAACATCTATATAAAAAAGGATTAGTAACCTCCCAGATATATGAGCATTGTCGTAGAGTAGCGGGTAGGAAGCTAATTGTATGTGATAATAGTGAACCGAGATTATTATCTGAGATGAAGATGAAGAACCCACCTTTAAATGTTACTCCTACTATAAAGAAGAAGGGAAGTATATTAAGTGGGATAGCTTTAATGCAGGATTACAATATCAATTTAGATGGGGAGAACTTAGTCAAAGAGTTTAATAACTACGTTTGGGATATTAGAGGGGTAAAGCCAGTAGATAACTACAACCACCTTATTGATGCTAGTCGATATGGAATTCAATATATACTAACTAGGAGTGTGCCAAAAGGAATGTATATTGTCAAGTAAAATATTTTTATTATATTGCACTATATAATAAACTTTTTTTTGATTTGTTTAGGGGGATTTAGAAATATTTCCCTCTTTTTTTTGTAATATGTTTGGCAGTTGGAATATTTTTTATATATTAGCAGTATAATTTTAAAACAAAGATAATTATGGAAACTATGGAACAAAAAAAACATCAGGTAATATGCCTTCCTAGTCTCGAGATGGAAGCTAGGTTAATACTAAATGAAGATGACCCTAATTGTGGGTATGCGAACGGATATGTTGGTGTAAAAAAGACACACCCATTGTATGGGGTACATTACAGAGAATTTGATTACGAAATAATCGTTCACGGAGGAGTAACATTCTCAGGACACATAAAGTCTCCTACGGATGATGAAAATGACTGTAATTGGCTTGATGAGGATTATTGGTGGATAGGTTTTGACACAAAGCATTCAGGCGATAGAAGAGTAACAGAAAATTATGAATACTGCCTTGAGCAAGTTGTTTCTTTAGCCTGTCAAATATCATCTTTAACTAGAAATAAATATAAACTAGTGCCCTTAGGAAAAGAAACAAACAGAATTATTAACCTTGAATGGGAGGTTCAAAAGCTAACAGAAATTAAGGACAAGTTTAAGGCTAGGGCTAAACAACTAAAGCGTCAACTTGCCCATAGACAGTATGACCATGTTGAGATGGTTGGATTGGCATTACCCCAGATAACTAAGAAGGGCGATGTTGTAGATAGAATGTATATAGAATTTGAGTCTAATTTTACTGGGGACTTTTATGCGGTGGAGATAGACCCTTATCAATTTATCAATTGGATAGGTAATGAGGAAGTTGACTCAATAAAGGAATTTGTTAAAGTAAAAATAGATAAGTTATGATACGAAAGAATAGAACCCATAAAACAGTACCTGTAAACGTTACAAATGACGAAATAGACTTGATAGTCCACCTCCTTTGGAATCATCGCTTAGAACACACTAAGAATAGTGACTGGAGCGTTGTAGACGAGCTTACAGAGACAATAGATAAGTTTGACATGTTAGATGCTGATGATTATGAGAAAGTTTAATATTAAATTAGATAGTGACGAACTCCATATAGTGGAGACTGTATTAGCTCAAGCTATTGGCAAAAGAAAAGCCTATAAGCTTAATACAACGGAGTACATAAAGCTACTCCTAAAAATAGATAAACAAGTATTAAAACAATTAGAAGATGGAACAAGTAGTGAGTAACTGTTGCGGTGCACCTTTAGTGCCGATTGAAACTGAAATTTGCTCAGAATGTTACGAGCATTGTGAGGCAATACAATTAACCTAGCAATTCAATAGGGTTGTGAATTCAATAGGTAAATGTGAATTCAATAGGTATAAATTCAATAGGGGGTCAGATTTGATTCCCTTTTTTTTGTTTGTTATTCTTATTTAGACTAGGTATAAATTAACATTTTATCAACAATTAATTAAAAAAGTGTAGGATTAATCAAATTTTTATTCTCTATATTTGTCAGGTGGAAAATCCACAAAGACAAATATTAAGTAATTTAAGACAACAATAATATGAAAAAACGATTTTTAGCCTTTTTAAGCAACCCAGAGAGAGAGCTGGACATTTATGACCTTTTAACCCTTTTCGGCTGTTCATTAGCCTTATTTGTAGGGGTCTTATTACTATTCACATTAAACAATTTTATTAATTTAATTTAACTCAATTATGAAATTAAAAATAAATCAACTAGAAAGCCCACGCACAGGAAACCCCGTTGCAAATCAATATGAAATAGAAACGGACAAACACCACATTTTCCAAAGCTATAAAACAATAATTTGCCAAATAGATAGACAGAGCCCTTTTAACGTAGTGCTTGACCCAGATTGGAACTATTCACGAACTACGTTAAAATATCTAAAACAGTTTCTCAAAATGAATCTAAGCAAAAATGACATTTTAGCAAAGATTGACCGAGGCGAGTATATAATTAAAAACCTTAACACATGATTAAAGCAATAGACATAAACGCAAAAGAATGGTTTGACAAAATCAACGGGAACTCCTATTTTTCTGGCACTATTACGATAGACTATGGAACAGAGAAAGAAGAAACGTTTTTAATGCCGTTTCAATATGGGTACGGCTTCAGCTATGAACATGAAGCAAAAGCAACGTTGACCCAGTTCAATAAGATTTCACCAGATTATGAAACCCTCAACAGCTATTGCAAAAGGGTCGGAATAATCTTAAGAAGCAATATTGAAAGAAGATGTAAAAAAAGAGAATTAAAACTAATAGAAACCAAATATAATGAGCAACTTAAAACAATTTGAACACAATCTACAAAAGGCAAAAAGACAACAACAAGCCGAAAGAGACAACCACTCAGATACAAACAACTCAATCGATAACTATCTTTATTGGCTTTTCAACACTTCAACAGAGCCACTTAGCGAGGTGGAATTTCTTATAAATACTATTAAAAAATCAAATAACCGCCACGTAATTGAGGAAGTCCTATTGGAATTTATAGATAATCCGTAAAATAAAATAAAAATAAATTAAACATTTAGCCCCCTTATTGGGGGTTTTTTTATGGGGTAATTTTAGCTAACTTATTGAATATC